TTATTGACGAGCTTCTTTTGATGCCCGAAAAAATCATTAACGAAGTTATTCTTCCGTTCTTGGCAGTTGTGGAAAATCCAACAGAGCGTCAAAAGATCTACGATCTTGAAACACAAATGATTGAGGCTGGGAAAATGACAGAAGAAGAGCGCCACAAATGGCCTCATAACAAGATTATTGGACTATCTTCTGCTTCATACAAATTCGAATACTTATATAAGCTTTATCAGCAATACGAAAACCTTATTCTCAATCCTTCTAAGCAAGATAATGCTCATCGAGTGATTATGCACTTGAGCTATGATTGCGCCCCGAAACAACTTTACGATCAAAACCTTTTGGATCAGTCTAAAGCGACTATGAGCGAGGCTCAGTTTGAAAGAGAGTTTGGTTCTATCTTCACAGATGATAGCTCTGGTTACTTTAAGGTTAGCAAAATGGCAGCTTGTACTATCCCTGATGGCGAAGGACAGTCGGTAGAGGTCGTTGGCGACAAAAATAGCGAATACATACTATCATTTGACCCATCTTGGTCAGAGAGCGAAGGTTCTGATGACTTTGCTATGCATGTTATCAAGTTAAATGCTGATAAACGTAATGGAACTATAGTGCATTCTTATGCTTTGGCAGGAGCCAACTTGAAAAAGCACATCGTATACTTCCACTATCTCTATACGCATTTCAATATCCGAATGATTGTAGGTGACTATAACGGCGGTGTTCAGTTTATTAACTCTTGCAACGAAAGTGAAATCTTCAAAAAGGCAGGAATTCAAATCCAATGCATTGATTCAGATTTTGACGATCCACAAAACTACAATGCCGACTTGCGCAGTGCTAGAAATCAATATAATATAGAATCAAAGAAAATATGCATACTTAGAAAGCCAAGCTCGTCATGGATTCGTTCGGCAAATGAGATGCTACAAGCTGCTTTTGACCATAAAAAGATTTGGTTCGCGGGGACAGCTTTAGATGACGATTATTCGCGGCAAAAGTCAGCAGCGATTCCCATTGATGAGATTACATTCTCACGATATAACGATGATGGCGACTCATACGCAAAACAAATAGACTTGATTGAGCATTTGAAAGATACAGTTGACGCTACCAAAGTTCAATGCGCATTGATTCAAGTATCTACGACAGCCAATGGTTCACAATCATTTGATTTGCCGCATAATCTCAAGAAGCAGCGAAACGCTGACAAAGCAAGAAAAGACTCTTACTCTGCTTTGGTGCTTGGCAACTGGTTAATGAACATTTATTTTGATATGATGGCAACTCCAGAGGCGACTGCGCAGGTTACATTTGTCCCAATGTTTGTTGATTAACTTTTAAAGTTAACTTTTAGACTTTTTTGTGTAATATAGAGTAATGGATAAGCGACATTATAACAAAAAATCTGACTACTGGAAAAAATTCGAAAAATCGCAAATTAAAATTATGTCTCATGCTCACGAAGACTATGAGCCAGAACTATGTGGTGAACCGTTTTATGTTGCAGAAGCATCACTGAACACTTCTTTTGCAAACGATGACTATAGTCGCGTAGATAGCTCTTCTCGTAGTGGTAGTCGTAGGAATAGAGCCGCCACATCAAGAACCCATGATCGCTTTAGTAGCATTCGTAATGGGCTTTTGCCTTATAGCTATGCTATGGATGGTGTCAATGTTCGCGAGGCAATCGAACTGTGCCAAAAAGCTTATGCCAATGTCGCTGTATTCAGAAACTCTATCGACATCATGTCGGAATTTTCCAATACTGAACTGTATCTTGATGGCGGATCGCAAAAAAGTCGCGATTTCTTTAATCAGTGGTTTAAGAAAATCAAATTGTGGCACTTGAAAGATCAATTCTTCAGAGAATTCTATCGCAGTGGCAACATTTTCTTTTATCGCGTGGATGGAACGATCCAAGCCAAAGATTTTACTAAGTTGATGCAACAAATCGCGGAAGAGCAGCCGACTTCCAGCAAAGTTCCTGTTAGATATATTTTGCTTAATCCATTTGACATTGTTGCAAAACGTGGATCGAGCTTTGAGACGGGATCGTATGAAAAAATTCTTTCTGAATATGAACTAGCTCGTTTACAAAATCCAGTTTCTGACGAAGACAAGGAAACTCTTAACGGTTTACCCAATAACGTAAGAGAAGATATTCAAAAAGGTGCTTATTACCAAAATGGATTGAAAATCAAACTTGATCCAAACAAAATCATTTTCGTTTTCTACAAAAAACAAGACTACGAACCATTCGCAATTCCATTTGGCTATCCAGTCTTAGAAGATATTAACGCCAAGCTTGAATTGAAGAAAATGGATCAGGCAATTACTCGCACTGTTGAGAATGTCATTCTATTGATTACAATGGGAGCTGAGCCAGATAAAGGCGGCATCAATCAAAACAACTTGATGGCTATGCAAAAGCTATTCAAGAACGAAAGCGTTGGTCGAGTTCTTGTTTCTGACTATACCACAAAAGCTGACTTCGTTATTCCTGATTTGAACAAGGTTCTTGGTCCAGAAAAGTATAAAGTTCTTAATGAAGACATTAAACAAGGACTGCAAAACATTATTGTCGGCGAAGAGAAGTATAGTTCTACAGAAGTTAAAGCAGAAATCTTTTTGGACAGGCTCAAAGAAGCTAGAAATGCGTTCTTGAATGATTTCTTGCAGCCCGAAATTAAAAGAATCGCTAAAACTCTTGGTTTGAAAAAATATCCTACTGCTAAATTTAGAGACATTGACATTAGAGACAAAACGCAGCTCATGCGCGTAACTACTCGATTGATGGAGCTTGGCATCATCACTCCACAACAAGGCATTGACATGTTTCATACTGGTGAGTTTCCAAAATCAGAAGATATTGCGCCATCTCAGCCAGAATTTGTTTCGCAGCGCAAAGAAGGCTTCTACAATCCAATTGTCGGCGGCATTCCAACAATCTCGCCGCCAGCGCCGAAAGTTCCTAAAGATTCTGGACCGATTAATGCGACTCCAAAAGTTGCTGGTCGCCCAGAAGGAACAACTGGCATTCCATTGGCGAAAGCTAAAGTATCAGTAAAAAATATTCGCGGCATTGTAACAAAAATTGAATCTCTTCGCGCATCTATCGAAAGCGAATTGAAAGGATCGCTGTCGCTGGAAACATTATCTGATAATCAACAGGAAATGGTGGATAAGTTGTGCGAAACCGTTGTTGTTTCAAGCAATTTGGAAAGTTGGGATGAAGTAGCATCTTCATGTGTAAAGAATTTTGAGAATATTGCTTCTTTATCTACTCTGCCAGAAGTATTAGAAGCAGCAGCCGAATTTGAAATCGAAGACGATTATTCTGCGGCATTGCTATATCACTCAAGCGCATCTTTTTAATATGAAAAAAAATTATCTATACAGAGCTTCTTTTGATTCACCGATTCTTGCTTATGCGCAAGAAGAGGAGTCGTTTATATCTAAAGCTTCACTGAAAAACCTGCGATCTTTGTTGCCGCAGGATATTGACTTTTCGCAGAATATTGATCTGCTTGGCGTGGCTTTTAATGCGGCAGTAGTTAATCAATTCAACAAGAATGACGATGGTATTGACTCAGCTTTGGCGGCACAAGTAGTTCAAAACTTTAGACATAAACCAACTAATATCGAACACAACAAAGAAAACATTGTTGGACACATTATCAACGCTGGATTCAGCGAATATAACAATTCGAACAAAATGATTTCAGCAGAAGAGGCTCGCGATATGAAAGATCCTTTCAATATTGCCTTGGGCGCTGTTGTTTATAAACATGTAAACAAAGACTTTGTAAAATTGATCGAAAGATCGGTTGATGAACTTGATACACTTCACGAAGCAGTTTCTGCTAGCTGGGAAATTGGCTTTAGCGAATACGACATTTTAGTCGGCAGCAAAAACATGAAAGATGCTGAACGTATTGATCCAAAACACTTCAACGAAATTAAACCAATGCTCAAAGCATACGGAGGCAATGGAGCAATGAAAGATGGAACTAAAGTTTATCGACTTCTTAAAGGCGAAATCTTCCCACTCGGTATCGGCTTTACTACTAAACCAGCCGCCGATGTAAAAGGTTTGTATTCTGAAAATGCAACTACCAATAATATCACCTTTAAAGACAAAAGAGATGCAAAAGCCTATTTTGACATTAAAAATAACATTTTTTCTAAAAAAAATACCGCTTTTATTTCCCATTTGAATAATGATGATGTAAAAAACAAAAAAGAAACTAATATGGATATTGAACAAATTCTTGCCGAACTAAAAGGTCTCCTTGTTGAGAAGAAATTCTCCGAAGAGGCAGTTGCTAACATGACGCAGACCTTCGCTGAAGCGATCAAAAAGAAAGACGCAGAATATCGCGATTCTATGACCAAAGCCGAAAAAGAAAAAGAAGATATGGCTAAGGAAAAAGAAGAAATGAAAGATTCTGTTAAAAAAGTTGAAGCTGAACTCAAGGCTGCTGTTGAAAAAATTCAAGAGTTTGAAAACTTCCAAAAACAAGAAGAAGCTGTTGCTCGTTTCAATTCCCGTATGGAAGTAATCGACCAAGGCTATGAGCTTGACGACGAAGACCGCAAAGTTTTGGCTTCTGATCTTAAAGAACTTGCTGCTACCGAAGAAGCTTTTGCTTCTTATCAAGAAAAGCTTGCCGTTATGTGGAAACACAAAAACAAAGAAGCTAAAGCAGCTTTCGAAAAACAAATTCAAGCTCGTATTGACGAAGAAGTCGCTAAGAAAATTTCCGTTTCGAATGCTTCTGAAACCAAAACCGCAGAAGAGCTGGCTCAAGAAGCTCTTGACAATGCTAAAGCTTCCGAAACCACTCTTCCAAACAACAACGAAGCTCAATCGCAAAAACCCGTCTCTTTCAAAGAAAAATTTGCTAATGCATTTAGCAGAGAAAACATTGTAATCTCCTAATTTAAACAAAAACAATCTAATAAACAAAATATATGGCACTTAGAACACTACCATTCAGACAGTATAACGAAACTGATGTTATCAACATGTTCGCTATGGGTACTGGATTCATTAATGAATCCGTTACCGACAGCGGCAATGGCGATGCTGGCGTTTTCGTTACCGTGGAATCTGGCAACCTCAATCTCGATACTATCGTGTATGACAGCGCTTACGACTCCTATCTCGGCAAAACCAATTACCCACACGTTGGAGTTAACCAATATCCTCGCGTTTCCCTCTCGCTGAAACCTGCGACTTCTGGCGATGCTCTTGTTGGTTTGACTCTTCGTCAAACTGCAAAAACTGACGAAAACGGTGAGAAACTTCTCTACTACCCACAAAAAGCTGAAGAGCTGATGTGTATGCTTCCTGGTCAAGCAGTTCCTGTTGCTAGCCGTGGTGTATTCACCCTTGCTGCTTCTGCTTTCGCTGGCTCCGTTCCAGCAATTGGTTCTGGTTTCAAACTTCCTAGCGGCGTTAGCGGTAAAGTTACTGGTTGCGCTAACAGCGATACCCAGAAAGTCGGCACGGTTTTGGCTACTGGCTCGCGCACAGCTACTGTTTCAACCGCAAATCTTTCAGATCCTTTGACTGGCTCGTATGCCATCGTTTTCTTGGGTCTCTAATTTTAACTTAGAAAAATAATCACATGAAAATTACCCTTAAAAGAACTCCTGAACAAATCGAGCTTGTGAAAGCTATGGCTTCGAAAAATCGCGCTATCGCGACCGAAGCTCAAGTTGCACTCGCTGAGTTCATTGGTCCTGTGTTGGCTGAAGTGATCAACAACGCTCCTACGTTGAGCAACTTGTTCACCACTCTTCAATTCAATGCCGATGACAATCCTAGCATTCCGCTTGACCTCTATTATGATGTCAACGCTGAAGACTATATCGAAGTTTACAGCCAAAGCGCTGCTGGCGGTCTTCCTCAGAACCAAGTGCTTCCTACTGTTTCTGAAATGAAGATTCACACCTACACTCTTGACTCCGCATTGAGCTTCGATAAGCGCTATGCTGCTAAGAGCCGCTTGGATGTAATCAGCAAAACCTTCACTCGCCT